TGTCGCTCGCTGTGTGTACGGGTTCCGCAATGCCCTCTGCCACCCGACATGGGAGGACTACTTGCCAATGAGAAACTCAGGCCCGCCCCCGAAACCGCCCGAGCAGCGACGCCGACGTAACGCGACTGTGCCGATGGTGCAGTTGCCCGCTGGTGGGCGCCAGGGCGATCCGCCGCCGTTTCCGTTGCCGAAGGTGTCGAGTAAGGAGCTGGCGGCGCTGGAGCTGGAAATCTGGGCCGAGCTGTGGCAGACGCCGCAGGCTGTGGCGTGGGAGCGTCACCGCTGGACTCGTGACGTCGCGCAGTATGCGCGGTTGAAGGCTGCTGGTGAGCTGGGGTCGATGAAGGCTGTTTCTGAGGCTCGCCAGATGGGTGACCGTCTCGGGTTGAATCCTCACGCGCTGCTGAGACTGCGCTGGGAGATTGCCCCGGATGAACTTGACGAGGTCCGCTCTACGCGGCCCACGTCGAAGCGGCGCGCGTCGCTGCGTATCGCCGACACCGGTTCCTGATCGTGGCGTGGCGTGGCGCTGCGTTCGACGGCGAGTTCCCGTCGCTGGGCTGGGACGTCATTGACTGGATCGAGCATTATCTGTGCCATGGCCCTGGCGACGTTGTCGGCGAGGCCATCGACTTAGACGACGAGCTTGTCGAGTTCGTGGTGCGCGCGTACCGGGTTGATCCTTCGACGGGTCGGCGCGTGTACCGGCGCGGATTCTTCTCACGTCCGAAGGGGCGCGCGAAGTCTGAACTGGCGGGCATGTTGGCGTGTGCCGAGCTGCTGGGGCCGACACGGTTCGCTGGCTGGACTGCACGTGGTGAACCTGTGGGCCGTCCTGTGCGTTCCCCGTTCATACGTTGCCTTGCTACTGAGGAATCGCAGGCGGGCAACACGTACGAGAACATTCCGGTCATGCTGGATCACTTGTCGGCGAACTTCGGCGACGAGTTTCCGGGCATCGACTTTGGGAACAGCACGCAGTCGTCGTCGCGCATCTTCGTGGAGGGCGGCGGTGAGGTTCGCCCCTCGACGGCGTCGGATGCGTCGAAGGATGGCGGCAAAGAAACTTTCGTGGTCGCCGACGAGACGCACCTCATGGTGCTTCCCGCCCATAAACGGATGCACGCCACGGTTCGCCGGAACCTGCGTAAGCGTAAAGACGCCGATCCTTGGATGCTGGAAACCTCGACCATGTACCTCATGGGCGGCGGTTCCGTTGCTGAGGAGACTCACGGCTACGCGCAGGCGATCGCTGAGGGCCGGGTCCGCGAACGCGGCCTGCTGTTCGATCACAAGCAGGCCGATGACGTGGACTTGGGTAACCGCGACGAGCTGCTGGAAGCGTTGCGCTACGTGTACGGCCCTTTCTCCGAGCACATGGACCTCGACGGGATCATCGCCGAAATCTACGACCCGCAATCCGATCCGCAGGACTCGCGGCGCTACTGGCTGAACTGCCCATCTAGCGCCTCGGATGCGTGGATCAGCGCCCTGGAGTGGTCGTCGTGTGAACGCGCGGACCTGGTGGTGGGTAAGGGCGACACGATCACGCTCGGGTTCGACGGTTCACGTGGACGCTCGTCGGGTGTCGCCGATGCGACAGCTCTGGTGGGTTGCCGGGTGAGCGACGGGCACGTGTTCCAGATCGCTGTCTGGGAGCAACCCGAAGGCCCCGCTGGCGTGGACTGGCTGGTGCCGGTGGTGGAAGTCGAGGCCGCTGTCCGTGACACGTTCGCCCGCTACGACGTGGTCGGTTTCTACGCCGACCCGTCGGGCTGGGAGGGCCAGATCGCCAAGTGGGAAGCCGAGTACCACAAGCGCCTGAAGGTGAAGGCGCACGCTCAGGCCCCGATCAAGTGGTGGATGAATCAGACGATCAAGGTGGGGCGCGCTGTGGAGCAGTTCGCTACCGCTGTTCGCGGCAACGAGATGACCCATGACGGCGCCTACACGCTGACGCGGCACGTGTTGAACGCTCGCCGCCGCGTGGAACGAAACAACGTACGGATAGACAAAGAACACAAGGAATCGCCCCGGAAGATCGACGCCGCCCACGCAGCGATGCTGGCATGGCAGGCACGTCTCGATGCCGTGGCAGCGAACGCGACGAAACCTCGCCGCAGTCGCAAGCTGACCCGCTACTAGGAGGCCGAGTGGATCACGCCCCAGGCTCGCCGTTGTGGTGGGTGGAACGCCTGTCTCAGCGACTCGTGGACAAGACCAACGCGCTGAAACTGCTCAACGACTATGCCACCGGGAACCATCCCCTTCCCGAAGGCGATCAGCGGGCGCGCGACTTGTTCAAGTCGTTCCAGCGCAAGGCGCGCACCAACTACTGCGGCCTCGTCGTGTCCAGCGTCAACGAACGCCTCCACGTTGAAGGCGTACGCGCTGGCGGTTCCGGCTCGAGTTCAACCGACGCCGACTCGTGGAACGTGTGGCAGCGCAACCATCTCGACGCCGACTCGGAGCTGGTGCATGACTGCGCGTTGACGCTGCGTGAAGCGTTCGTGATCGTGGGCGCCCCCGACGGCGAGGCGGTGACGTCGATCGAATCACCGTTCGACGTGGTCGCTGAACCTGACCCGCTCAACCGCCGCATGTTGCGCGCGGCCCTGAAACTGTGGAACGACGACCTGCACGCCGAACGGCGCGCGGTGCTGTTCCTCCCCGATTCGATTCACTACGCGGTCGCGCCTCAACCTTCGGGCACGTTCGACCGGCTGCGCTGGCATGAGACTGCCGACGACTTCACAAGCGAACCTGACACGTATCCGAACCCGCTGGGTCGCGTGCCCGTGGTGCGGTTCGTGAACCGGCCCACGATCCACGGCGAAGGCCGCTCCGAGTTCGAGGACGCCCTGGACGTCCAAGACCGAATCAACAACGTCGTGCTAGACCGACTCGTGATCGCCAAACTTCAGGCATACCGTCAACGCTGGATTAAGGGGATGCCGAGCGAGGACGAGGACGGCAACCCGCTCGATCTGCCGTTCGTCCCAGGCGTGGACATGCTGTGGTCGGTGGACGCCGACCCGTCAGAAGTCGAGTTCGGCGAGTTCTCCCAAGTCGATCTGCGCCCGCTACTCGAATCGGCACGCGACGACGTGACCGCGTTCGTGACCCTCACAGGGCTACCCCCGCACTACGTCGCCGGTGACCTCGTCAACGCTTCCGCCGATGCCCTCGCCGCCGCCGAAGCACGCCTGGTCGCGAAGGTGAAATCTCGGATGCGCTCGTTCGAGGAATCCTGGGAGCAGGTGCTGGAGCTGGCGGCGCTGTGGGAAGGCCGCGAACTACCCGCCGACTCCGAAATCGTGTGGGCCGACCCGGAACGCAAGACGGACGCACAGCTCGCCGACGCCGCAGTGAAGAAGCAGGCCGCAGGCGTGCCGTGGCGTCAACGCATGGAGGACCTCCACTATTCGCCGCCGCAAGTGGAACGTATGGAAGTGGAACGCGCCACCGATTCGCTGCTGTCCACGCTGACCCCGCCACCGCCAGATGCCGCCCCTGCTCAGTAGCAAGCTGGTACGGGCGCACACCGCGTACCGGGATTCCACTCAGGCGATCAGGCAGCGCACGCAAGGCGTCCTGCGCCAGACCTGGCTCGACCTTCCCGACTATCGCGACGGCAACGTCGAAGCGTTCGCCACGCAGGCGGCACGTGTCGTCAGGGCAGGCCAACGCGCCACCGCCACACTGACTGCCGCGTTCACCGAACAGGCGGCACGCGAGACGACAGGCATCACACGGCGCGGCGTCTACGACTTGTCACGCCTCGACCAGCTCCGCGAAGGCGTCGATCCCGTCGAGGAATATCTGCGACCCGGCCACCAGCTCTGGTACGAGCTGTCCATAGGTGTCGCGTTCGCTGCCGCGGTTGAACACGGACTGACCCGCGCCATGACGTTGTCGGCCACCGACTTGCAGCTCGCCAAGACCGATGCCGCGTTCTCGTCGTTCCAACAAGACGACCGTGTCCTCGCGTACGAGCGGCAGGCAGGCGACAACCCGTGCGACTTGTGTTCGCTGGCTGAGGGCCAAATCTCGAAGGCCGACGAGGTCATGCCGATCCACGACAACTGTGCGTGCGACGCCATCCCCATCTTCGACCCCGACGTCGCAGCCGCCGCCAAGTCGATCGACGAGGTGCAGGCCGTGGCTGACGCACCCGCCGACGCACGTGTCGCGTTCGCCGACTCCCGACTCCCCTCGGACGGCGCGCCGCTACCTGATCACGTGAGCGCCCAGCGGGAAAAGAACTTGCAGATCACAGCGAAGTGGAGCGACCGCTACCGCTAACAAGACCGCCGACCGGCAAGGTCGGGAAACAACCCGCCATGGGAGACACGCATGGAAACGCAAGAAGCAGCAGCACCGGAAACAGTCAGCGACACGCTGGAAACGCCACCACCGTCCGAACCCGCGCCAGTGGACACCGACTGGCAGGCAGAAGCGAACAAGTGGAAAGCGGCGGCACGTAAGCACGAAGATCGCGCCAAAGCCAACTTCCAGGCCGCTAAGGAACTGGAAACACTGAAAGAGTCGCAGCTCTCCGACACCGACAAAGCGGTGAAGGAAGCCGAGGCGCGTGGACAAGCCGCCGCCATCGCACAGTTCGGGCAGAAGATCGCCGCTGCTGAACTCAAAGCCGCACTAGCGGGCCTCATTCCCGACCCGGCAGGGGTCATCGAGGACCTCAACCTCGCCAAGTTCGTCACCGACACCGGAGACGTAGACGTCGAGGCCGTCGCCGCACTACGGGAAAAGTACGCGCTACTCGCCCCCGCGAAGAACGCACCCGCTCCCAACCTTCACCAGGGCCGACAAGGCCCACCCGTTCAAGGTCAGATAACTCGAGCCGAACTCGAACGCATGACCCCCGACGAAATAACCGCGGCCATGGCGCAAGGACGCCTGGACGAAATACGCGGGATCAAGCATTAACTAACCAGGAAGGACGCCACTCATGGCTGTAACAAACTTCATTCCCGAAATCTGGAACGCGCAACTGCTTTCCAGCCTGAAGAAGTCTCTGATATTCGGAGGCCCAGGCGTTGCTAACCGCAACTACGAGGGCAACATCTCGGCAGTCGGTGACACGGTCAAGATCACTTCGATCAGCCGCCCCACCGTTGGCACGTACACGAAGAACAGCACCACGATCACGCCGGAGAACCTGACCGACGCGCAGCGGTCGCTGTTGATCGACCAGAGCAAGTACTTCGCGTTCGAGATTGACGACATTGATCTTCGCCAGTCAGCGAACGGTGGCGCCCTCATGGCTGAGGCTGCAACCGAAGCCGCGTACGCCCTCGCCGACACCACCGACCAGTACATTGCTGGCCTCTACACCGGTGTGGATTCAGCGAACGCGATCAGCACGACGTCGATCACGACCGGCGACCTCGCCTACACCAACCTGATCAGCTTGAAGGTGAAGTTGGACGACGCGAAGGTGCCGACCGAAGGCCGCTACGTCATCGTGCCGCCGTGGTTCCACGGGTTGCTGCTCAACAATGACAAGTTCGCTCGTGCGGATGCCTCAGGTACCACCGAGGGTCTGCGTAACGGCCACGTTGGTCGCGCTGTCGGATTCGACATTCTGGTGTCGAACAACTGCGTGAACGTGACCGGCGACGACTGGATCGTCCAGGCGGGTCACCCGATGGCTCTCACGTACGCCGAGCAGATCAGCAACACCGAGGCGTACCGCCCAGAGTCGGCCTTCTCCGATGCGTTGAAGGGCCTACACCTGTACGGCGCGAAGCTTGTCCGCCCAACTGCGATCGCCACGCTCACCGCGTCGATCACATAACCCCCGCCACCTAGCCGCGCCGCCTCAACCGTGGCGCGGCTAGGTGCACCCCCACTTCCACACTTACCCCCGCACCCCTCGTAAGGAGTCACACCATGGCACGTACCGCGATCACCATTAACGCGATCAGCGTTAACACCGCATTGGCGAACCCGACCGACACCACCGCCGACGCCACGAACAGCCACGTCCTCACCCCGACGCGGCCGCTGGGCAAGATTCTGCTCCGCGTTACGCACACCGCATCGGGCGCTAAGAACTTCACGGTGAAGGCTGGCGACAACCCGCCCGCCATCGCCGCAGGCCAGGGCGACTTCGTGACCAGCTTCGCGGCTGGCAACGTCACCCCCGTCGTCAAGTTCTTCGTCTTGTCATCGGATCGCTTCCAGCAAGATGACGGCACGATCAACATTGACCTAGAGTCCGGTTTCACCGGAACCATTGGCGCCTTCTCGATGCCAGCAGGCGTCTAGTCGTGGCGCTGTATCGGGGCCAGGGCGGCGCAGAGTTCGAGATTGAACCGCCACGCGAAGGGTCGATGGCTCGGGAAAGTTTCGACGCGCAGGTCGCGTCGGGCCAGCTCGTGCTCGTTGAGCCTGCACCTAAGGCGCCCAAGCCTGCACCGAAGGCGCCGAAGCCAGACCTGGCAGAAAAGAAGTAGCACATGACTGCCCTGGCCACCGTGAGCGACGTTCAGGCGCGGCTGTCCCGCACCCTAACGAGCGAGGAAGCGGCGCGGGTGTCTGCGTTACTGGATGACGCCTCCGCAGCGGTACGCGCGTTCACAGGGCAGGACGTAGTACGTGGTGAGTCCACGGACAGGCTGGCGGTTCGCACGATCAACCGCCGCCTGTTCGTGGTGCTCCCGCAACGCCCCACGAACGACGTGTCCACCGTCGTTGACATTAACGGCAACACCGTCACGTTCGAGTGGGACGGGCGGGCACGTGTCGAGCTGACAGGACGCAACGGAACCACCTTCGCCGATGACCTCGACGAAGAGCTCCGCTACGTGGACGTGACATACGACCACGGCTACGACGACGACAACGATCCGCGCGGGCGCCTCGACGCCGTGGCGGGAGTGGTCGCGAACGTGGCTGCTCGGGCGTTCGGCACACCCGCCGACGAGACAGGCAAGACGTCGGAAACGATCAGCCAATACTCCTACCAGATGGGTGCTGCCGCTGCGGCTGGTGGTTTCGGGTTGCTCGCAACGGAGAAGCGGCTCCTGGTAGCCATGTTCTCCAC